ATCGAAATGGATTTTAAGGACGTGTCTACTATAATTTAAGAAATCCTGCCCTTCTTTCGAAAAGGTATAATGTTCTGTCAAAAAAGCAGAGTCATCGCCAACAAATAAATATAAAATAACATTAACTAAAACAAGAATAAGCGCTGTAATTGCCATATTTAAAGATGTGTTTTCAATAAGAGTAAAAGGATTACCAGAGAATTGTTTACCTTCTCCTTCTAATGTAGTAACACCAAAAGCGTTCCTATATACCATAATCCAATGACTTCTAAATAAAAAGAAAAAGTTGATTAATTCGGCAGGAATGCCGAGCCATTTTTGTATGATTCTTGAAAAGCGAATCATAACGTCATTAAAAGATGCGTCCCATTCACCCACGTCAATGCAGAGCCATTTAAGAAATTTCTCTAGCATGCCTTCAGGGCAATTTCGCCAGTGTTCGGCATAATTTGCAGCGAATTCCTCATCGCTGCCTAAAGTTTTTAAAATAATAGGACGTTTCTCTTTCTTGATGATTTCATGGAGTTTATGGTTCCACGCTCTAGCGTAAGCGCAAAGGTGTATGTTTATCTTTTTGCTGAAAGCAGCAACGCCTTGTAATACCTTTTCACTCGCGTCAAAGCCAGGATCAGAGGAGAATTTTTCTTGTTGTTTTGCCATAAATGACAGTTCCTCTTGTGTAAAATCCATAATATCTTTAAAGTCAATGTCTTTTGCCTGAGCGGGAAACTTTTCTGAATATGACTTAATATATTCCTTAAGATGATGAGTTTTCTCTTCAGGTGACAATTTCAAATCGCGTTTAAGTTTGTGAACGCTGTGGTCATTGCCGTAAAGCAATTTTGCATATGAACCAATAAGTTGTCTAGCTAATTTTTCGGCTTCCTTTGGTCCCATTTTAGGCATTTGCTTAGAATACCTTCCGGTAAGCGTAGCAACATTGTTAATGGGAACACTGGCCATCTGATGTTTAGTAAATAAATCAAATTTTGAGAATACATGCACTTTCTTAGTTTTGTCATTGCAAATAAAATTCTCAAGTGGAGTTCTTAATTTGCCACTATCTAATTTTGGATTTAAATACGGACCTTGCCAATCTGCTGCGTTGTAGTCTGTTGTATGTGTAACGTCACGGAGTATATCCACCGCAACATCAACAGGGACATCTTCAGTTGCAACATTGGTGGCTGCGGTCATAGGTAGATCTTTTAAAGGTTCAATTACGGTGTCGTCATTTAACAATATTTGAGATTCTTCATTATAGATGTTTATCATTGTGCCGTGAATATTGAAATAAGATTTAATAAAATTTTCATCGCCTGTTAAGTACAACTTTGATGTAGCACGAGTTATTGCTGTATATACCCACTCTGTTTTATCCTTAAGATCGTGTACACCTTTAGAACTAAGGTAGAATACAACATCACTTTCACGACTACCTTGATAAGTAGTTATAGTATGTGCATTCAGACCATCAGTATCTCTAAGTCTGTCAACGTCCTTACGGTTAAAAGCAATCCATGGATATGTTTTCATTTTGTTGGTAACAACAGGAGCATAATATAAACCTTTCTCAACTTTTGATTTGGATCTCATATGGTAACCATATTTTGTATTAATAAAACGGCAAATATCTTGTGGTATAGCAAAAACATCTATAAGATTGTTAACAACGCCGCATTCGGTAAAAGGCATAAATTTGTAATCAGAGTCATATGCCACTTTAGGCGTTTGATAAATATCGCCAATAATAAGTATTTTAAGTTTTGGGAAAGATAACTGTAGTAAAGCGACAAACTCAAGGCAAAAACATGAACATTCATCAATAACTAACGTTTGTTCAATTTTCCTATCCAACTTGTTCAAAATGCTGTGCTCAGTATAACTGTTAGAGCCAGCACCTACGTGCTTGTTCTTCATAACAGTTGAGTGTGCACACCATAATGCTTGTGGGTAAGATTTTTGCACTGATGATGTCTTAGCAGCACTTGCGTGCCCTGTGATCGCGTTAAACTTTACTAAGCAATCTTTAATCTTGTCTGCTGGTATAACTTTATTCTGGCCGGTAGTGATGTCACGAAAATGATATTTGTAAAATTCTTGTATACGAGATGAAGAGATGTTCATAGAATGAAATGTTTCTCGTAAAAAAGTTTCGTCATACACTTTATCAAAGGTAAGTTTACCATCTTGTGCGTTATGCTTGTTGTACAATATGAAATATCGTTCCAAAGTTCCTTCTCGCAATACTATTTCATAATCATCGTAATGATTAACTAATTCGTAAAGCGTAAATGGGTTACCGAAAGTTTTAATAACGGTAGTACCACCAACTACGGTATTACGTATAGCGATTGGTATGAGGTCTTTGATAAACATTTCAGAATTTTGTTTGGTTGCAGCATCGCAAAAAACGATATCACCTTTCTTCTGAATTTCGGAATAAGTTTTGTATGGTATAATACTAATATTGGCTGGAATATCTTTATCCAAAGGCAAACCTTTCTCATAATGATAACCAATAAATTTAGTATCTTTAAAATATTCCATACCAGATATTATTTTTAAAGCAGCACCTGGAGCGCAAGATAATTCAACAAATGTGCGTCGTGGGACATTACGGGCGGCAATACGCATAAATAATGGAGCGAATTTGTCTTTTGCAGAACCTTTAAGATGTGTCTGGTAGAAAAAGTGTCCTTGCCTGCCGTCTGGTGTACCTGTCCAATAAATGATGGGAGCGTTAGGTATTTTACCACTGTGATTTTTCATGTAAATACCCCCTTTTGGATATTTAATACCATGTATAATTACATCGTTAAGATTGATACAATTGTAATATATACCAAGGTTTGATAAAATTCTACTAACGTTTTCGTATGCTTGAGATTCCAGATTACCATTAATAAGATAATCGTCGATTTCTTCGATAGTTAAACCATCCATATTTAAATTATAAGCTAAAAGTGCGTAATACTCACTAATTGGCATGTTAATACCTGCAGATAAGTATATGGCTTCAATAAGACAATTGTTAGGTGAGAAAACATTTCTGAATTCTTTAGGTCTATAGTAACCAAAATTTTTGTGCCTAATATTCAAATTTTTACGTGGGACGATACAAATACGTTTATCGAAGCCAAAGTACTTAGTCAACACATTAATTGATGTTTCATCGTACTTAAAAGATGGGAAACGACTGTTGTGATGAGCTATGGCACAATCTTTAGTTTGTTCGAATGGTAACTTGCGTACGGCATCGCACAATCTAGTGAAAATGCGTTGCATATCACGAATAGAATGTATGGTGCCATCCGCTTCACGAATTCGTTTTCTATTGATTTCTGCTTCATATTTCTCAACATCAGAATCAGCGGTGTTTATGTTAATTCCAACATCACGACGAAGATAGCTTTTACCAAATTCTTTCATGATGTCAGGTTTGTCGACGACTTGAGGTCGTGGTGCGTCTTCAGGTTTAACAACTGGTTCTTCAACTAAAACGTTTGTGTTGGTTGGTTTAATTGGTGGTTTTTCTTCTAATACAGTTTCAGTGTCATTGATAAGAAGTGATCGGTTTTCTTTAGATTTAAATCTAACCATTGCCTCATAAGCTAATTCTCTCATTTTCAGCTTAAATTCTTTTCTTTTATCAGGAATGTTATCTAGACTTAAAAACTCTCGTTCTTGGACAACTTCTTCCTCAATGACAGTTTCTGTTAAAGTTGGGTTTGTATTAGTAGAAACGACAGGATTGTGTGGTAATTCTGGCAGTATAAAGTCGCCAGTTGCGTTATTTAGAACAACGTCGTTGGTTTCGTTGTTTGGTGCTTGTAGATTATTTAAAAGTGCTAAATTTGCAGCTGAAAAGCCGCATTTAGTATGATCATAAACACCTCCAAAATAAGGATTTATATCCATTGGTATAGCGTAGTTGACGTAAGGTGCAACAAAACATTTGCAAGCAAGTGAATTGTAATACATCGTCTGTTCTTCTATGTTTAAAAAGCACAATGAAATATTGGTAGGGTTACAAGACCTATAAGCACTAACGAAACAACCTATTGGGTTTCTAAATAACTGAGTGCCAATTAATGGTAAATGTGCAATGAGATTATTTTGTTTTGAATATTGATTAATTCGTCCAATGATATTAACTAAAACATCATGAGCATCATTTATTTTCTTCTGAGCGTCGTTAAGATCGACAGCTACAGCTAAACAAAAATTTAACACATAACCATTAAGTATCAATTTATAAAAAGCGACGTTTTGATCAGCAAACTCGCAATTTGCAAGTTTGTAAACGTCTTGTCGATAATCGCGTAAACCGTAAGATTTTAACAGTGCCTTGAAAGCCTTAGCTTGTCCAGCACCATCAGTGAGATTGTGGTTAGCGCAATTAACATATAAAATATTCTGTTTAAAAATTAATTTGACATAATCACCAACATAGTCAGACATAACTGCATGATTCCTAACGCGGTTATTGTTGTCAACAACTGGTTTCATAGTAGGATTAGGATCATTGTTTGTACCAAATAATGCATCATCTATATTACCTTCCTCTGCGCGCTCAGCGGTATCTCTACCTGGCGCTGTTGGGTTTGGTAAATTACGATGATGATTTTGAACTTCTTCATCATCGTCATTTGAATCGATCTCTTCTTCAAATGCATTAGTGGTCGGTTTCTTAGTTAAGTCTATCGTTGGTTTTTCGGTATCGGATAGTTCATCTGAGTCACTTTCATCGCTACTACTACTGGTGTCAGATTCACCAAAGTATGTTCGTTTTCTATATTTAACCGGAGCTTTCCAATCCGGTATCGCAGGAGAACGTAGGGGCACTTTAGGTATTGCAGCGTCAGTCAAAGAGAAGAAGTATCCTTTCGGAAGTCCTTTCTTAATTAACGCAAGCTCTTCTTTTAACGGTCTTGCCCTATGTCTGTATTGCCATGGTCTAAGCGTGGCTTCTTTAATGCGAAGATTACGAAGAAACGAATTTTCTTCGAAAACTAGATCTTTATTGCGATGAAAGAAAGTTTTAAGTTTGTGATATGATTTAGTGAACCAACCCGCGTTCTGCTCAGATTTTAATTGTGCGAAGCACTCTTTGATTAATTGGGTTCTTTCTGCGCGGTGGTTTGCCACTATTATGAATAATGATAATGTAACGTCATGCATAACTTCGGCGGACATGGAAGCTTTTGAATAAATTTTGTCTTTGCCGATATAAATATCCCGAGTAAATGCCGAACAATAGGTGAACAGTTCAGTATATTTCAATGAGTCATCATGAGCACGACTACCGTATCCAACAACTTTCGTTGCGAAATCGCGTGGTACTAAATGATGTTTAACCTTGTTAAGGTTTATCAAGAAATTATTTAACAAAATATGTTTGATTGATGGAATCAATACATAATCCTTAAGTTTATTGTTCAACTCAGAATGCATATAATGTTGATCAGGATCTACGTGGTACATGCGAAATACGTCAGCCCAATATTGTTTTTCATCATTCCACTGAGCTTTAAACCATTCCCCGTTAAAGAATGTTTTAAGTTTAAGTGGTGGGTTGCGTAATGTGTTATGAACACGAGTTATGCGTGTGAAATGCAAGTAGCCGATTGTTCTGTAAGTTTCTCTGACTAGTGAATAACATCCTAGATCTATAGAGGTAAACTTTGCCCAGCGTTGCAAGTTTTTGGTATCATGGGAATAATTAATAGAACTATCGTTAAACGAAATTATAGTTTTGTCTTTTTCAATGAATACGCTATACGTACCATCGTTAAACAAACCATAACGTCCATCTAATATTTCAGGAGGGCTGAAATGTGCTATTTCCATTACTAATAAGCCATGATTGTTAAAAATCGCCGCCACAGTATCGAGGGTCATGTCATATGAAGAATGATGTAGAAAAGCTACTTGTGCAGGATAGTAACACCACTGTGAACCGTTAATGCATCTGTGAGAGCGAGCTCCCATGGCGATACAAATGCGGTCAATTTCATCTGCGGTGCTACCTAAGTTTCTGTCCATTAAGCGTTTCAAATCTCGATTGCTATTGTAAAAATTGCAAGAGTGATGTGTTTTTAATTCTTCATAATCACCAATGGCTATGGTTGTCAAACCAGCTTTGGTGTACTTATCGATAAGCCTCTTATGATATTCTTTCGAATAATCATCTAGAATTCTTGGTATGACATGTGTTGAATGTGTTAGATGTCTTGTACCAACTTCCTGTAAAACGAGTATAGGGTGAAATAGATCTTGCAATTTCTTGGAATCTATATCACTGATGTAATAGTTATGACGATATGCGCTGAGCAGATTGCGCGTTAGTTGTGCGTCATGAATTCTATCTATCTCATTTTGTGAGGCCTGTGACGGATTTTTAAGATTGAAGTGAATAGTACCTTGAGAAGGAGTATTCAACATTGTGTAAACAATTGTTCGTATTTCAATTCGATTTTAAAGTATTATCAAATGATAAGCAAATTAAACTTGGAAGTGAAGACAGTGAAC